CAACCCAATGGGCCAGTTCCAAACGCTAACAGTGAGCCGCCTAAAGCAAGTGCGCCTCCAATAGCCGCCTTTATGGCGTCTATTACATCGTCGGAGCCGGCTACAAGGTTGCCTATGCTAATAGCACCTAATGTTATACCGGTAAGCGTTAAGGTTAACCCTAGGGTGATTTTTCCCCCTGTACCAATCCCTTGTAGCCATTGGAAGAAACTTAGTACCCCTTTCGCTATTTGCCAGCTCAATAAACCTACCCCTATAGCAATGACAACATCCTTTATATGATCAAAATTATCCCTTATAAAATTAATAAAAGGTGTCACTTTCTCGTAAATTCTATCGACAATTTCATTTACCTTATTAGAAACGTCACCGAGAAAATCATAATCATATTGAGATAGGTCGATTCCCAAATCCACAGGCGAACCTGTACCGGCTCCTGTGCTTTTGTCTGAGATGACATTAAGCTCATCGAAACCTGCTAAAGTGTTTTTCAGTTTTTTAGCGGCTTCGTTAGCATCGTCTAAGCTATCTTCGGCACCTACCCCTATATCGTCTAAACCTGAGTAATCAATTACCGGTAATTCAAATCCAAACAAGTTAGCGACCCAATGTGCGGCTTCTGTAAGCACTTGAACAAAAGCCTGAATATACGGAACGATTTGGATGAGTAATGGGATTATCATATTACCTAATGCCCTCTTAAATAACACAAGCTGCTGGTTTAATATGCGGAACGCATTAGCCGGGGTATGTATCTCTCTTGCAAAGTTCCCGAGAATTCCCTGCTTCTGAGCCGTTTCCATCAATTGAATGTATCGAAGCTGAGCTTTCTCGTTCTGAGTCATTAGCTCAACATTCTCTTTTATGCCGTGATTTAAAGCCACCATTTTTAGAGTGGTTTCCGACATATCAAAACCCCACTCACGCATCGGGCGAGGTTGACCAGCTATAGCACTTTGTAATTTCTCCATAGCCACACTGTAGTCAACATTGAAGATAGTGGCCAAGTCGTACCCTAACTGAGTAAGGTTCTTTGACATTATGGCTGCTTTGTCGGCTGTTATGCCGAAACCAGTCGCCATGTTTTGAAACACGGCTTGAAAACGAATCCACTCGGAAGGGTCTACGCCAAAAGCGTCTTTTACCTTATTAGCAAAATCTAGCGCATCATCTGCCGCCCCTCGCATAGAAACCCTAAAAAGGTTCAAGTTCTCCACATAATCATTACTCTCAACGACCCAATCGCTAACGATGTTTGCCACTTTTCGTATAGCAAACATATAAAGAGATGTTTTTGCAATAACACCTGTAAGCGGGTTCCAGATACTCTTATAAGACCTACCTACGTTTCTATTAGAACTCGACAATCTCTCGTTTTGTGTAATTAATCGTTGTATGCGAGAGGGGAAAGCACTAAAACCAGCGGCTACTTTATTCATCTCATCCGCAAGAGGTTTTATAGCTGTAACAACTCGTCGTATTTGGTTCTCAAAAGCTCCCATGTCAATATCAGCTAATTGTTTTGTTATATCGGGGAGCTTCTTTAAAGAGTTTAAAGTAGAATTAAGATTAGTCTTGCTTATTGATTCTAATGGTTTTAACGCAGCCACTAATTTTTGTATCTTTAAAGAAGGGTCTTGAAGCGCACTCACAGCCTCATTCAACCTCTTTATTTGGTTGGCGACTGTAGTAAGACCAACGCCGCCTCGGGTGGCTTGTTTCAACCTACCGAGGGTATTAGTCAAGGCATCAAGACCATCCACGGCTTGTTGAGAATCTTGACTTATTTCTATTTGTAGTTCATCAATTGTTAGTGCCATTCTTTTTCACATCCCCTTTAGCCGACGGTAATTTCAACTGATTTGCCCAGTTCATAAACGACGCTTTAGCTTTTTGTCTATCTGCTTTTCGCCTTTGCTCCGTCGTTTCTTTGACTTCCTCTTTAGTAACTGGATATGGTTTAGTAGGATACGGTTCCGGCTTTGTACCCGATTTAGCAAAAGCATGAAGAATGGGAGACACTTTACATAAAGCGTCGTAAATATACATACCCTGTAACCATAATTCTTGATTCTTTCTAGCGTTCTTTATCTCGTGAGCCTTCCGGTAATACTTTGTCAAAGTGCAATCATCATTCCAGTATTGGTCGTAAGTCATACCGATTGACAGATAAAACGGAAAGTTCTCATAAAACTGCTCGGTGTAAGTGATAGAGGAAGGGGGAGCTGGGCTTTCTACCAGCTCGCTCCCCACTGTATGTTTCCCTCAGATTCCTCTGGTTCATCCATCAAGGCGAGTATGGGTTCGTTATACATCTCAGCCAGCTTACCAATCAACTCCTGTTTATTAGTAAACTTGTCGAAAATTTTATCAATGATCTCTCGTTTCAAATAACGGTGATGAGCAAGGAAAGCTCCCGCAAATAAAGCGGGGAGAGTGAGCATGGGTTTCTCAGTAATCTCACTTGCTACAAAACCCTGACGCTCCATTTGCTCTATGGATTTACGAGTAAATTCAAGGGTGTATTCGTTTCCGTCGTATTCAAACTTAATCTGTTTAGCCATTTAATCCACCTCTTCTTCCTCTTCTTCCTCTTCTTCCTCTTCTTCCTCTTCTTCCTCTTCTTCCTCTTCTTCCTCTTCATCTTCTTTTAGTTCGGGTTTTGTTGATGGTGCAATGCTAATCACCATTTCAACAACACCATTTACATCGGCACCAGTGACATAAACTGAATGTTCACCCTGCCATTCAAATATACCCTCGTCGCCTTCATCCCCAAACTCCAAAGAGTAATACAACTCTTTACCTGCATCAGCTTCTACTGCGGTATAATCAGCCTTCGTGTAATTGCAAGTAAACGCCATAGCTCCTGCTGACTGAATACCATTGATGTACGTCTGCATTGCATCACTCAAAGTAGTAGTTTCGATTAACTCAGGCTCACCACCCAAATCCGGAAAATTCTTAATGTCTATAACTTTTGTCATTGTGAGAGCATCCTCTCCCCATTTTAAAGTGACTCCATATGTGCTAATAGCCATAAATATTACCTCCTATAAATTTTCTTGTCGGTCGATACGACCGCCGTATATCTACCAACCATTCTATAAATGGTGGCATCATCTAAGTTTGGAATAGGTTCTTTTGTTATTCTTGTGAACCCCAACTTCTGAAACTCAGTGTCAATGAGAGCAAATATAGATTTACATTCACTCTTTTTTCCAGTCTGCTTGTTGGAATACACGTTTACTTCGTACATTACAGAAGCATGATTTTCTAAGCTTCCGCTATCTTGCGTTCTTTCAAGGGCGCTGTTGCTTTTTTCCTCAATCATTACAGCCGGGAAAACCGCCGGGGTTTTAACGTATTCACCGTAAACCGATATAGGGTCATATGTCGCCCTCAACACTGTTGCTATTGTGCTAAATACTTCATTCTCAATATCTATCAACGATTGAATACCTCCCTCGCAATTATTCTGCAATCATTTTCAAGCTTCCGTGCGGTATTATACATAAATGGTCTACTCGGCATACCTTTCGTCCACTGCATACGCCCTGTGTTATCGTTGAAGTACCACCATCCCTCGTCCCCGTGGGAATTTACATCGTATCGCCAACCATCTGGAGAGGGATGAGGTTGGTGTTTACCAACGATTCCCGTACCGAATTCGACATATACCGCATAAGGCGCTCCGGCTTTGATAATTCCTACACCCGATACCGGGTCAAAGTAACCCTCGATACTTTCTTCAAGTTCACCGGTGTATTTCGCACCAAGCTCTCTCACCTGAGTTTTAGCAATCTCTACACCGTACTCGGTAAGCTCTTTAATAAGTAACTCGATCTTAGCTTTCAACTCTCTTTTGTATTTCTTAATATCCTTAATAACTCTACCTATATCTTTAGGGTTTAAATGAATCTTGAATTTAGGCACCTACATTCACCTTGCTGACCGCATAGGATACGCTGTTTAAGCTTCTCGCTACCTTTTTCACAACATAATCGTAAGGTTTCTCGGTGTCCAAATTGTCAATCCACAGTATCGAGGTTTCGTTAATAGGACAATCCATCTCATCTGTTATAATCACTTTGTCATATGACTCCATATCACCGAATTGCCTAGTTAAACTTTCGCCTCTTGCTGCCGACACGTTGGCCCTTAAAGTAGCTAGGTCTGAATAAAGTATCTTAAATTCACCGGTACGATTTCCGTACTCGTCTAAGAGTTCTTCCTTACCAACATAGAGTTTATATTTTATCGTTTGTTTGTTACGCTCTAAGGTT